GCGAGGTTGTTTATGTTCTTAACAGACAATTATTTGATATGAAATTAAGTCCTCAAGATATTTCGGCTCAAATCCTATTATTAGACAGAGGAGTTTTAGCTATGCAAGATGTAAGAAGAAATTTGCGTAATTCTGATGTAATTGCTCAGGATAGAACGGACGATGATATTGATAGTGAAGCGGAGATTAGCGGTGGAGGATTAGTATGAAAGAATTAAACATAGAACTAAAAGATATTGATTTGGTTAAAAACTTAGTCGAGTTGTTGCAAACAAAATTTAGTGAACTTCCAAAAGAGATTCAAGAATCACTTATGCTGATTGAAAATATTGGTTTAAGTGATATTGATGCTGATAAGTTTAGAGAAATGTTTGGCGACTTTGATAACGATGATTACAGCACAAGCTTTCATACAAAAAATATTATTAGCATTAACATATTATTAAGAAAAGTAGTATATACAGAAAATGGAATAATCAAATATACAGAGCACCCTGATTTCTTTTGGATAAAATTAAAAGATAAAATTGTGGTTGAGTGGTAAGATGCCGCAAAGCTTAGAGGATTCATTTACTCGTCATCAAATATACCTCGGTCGATACGCTGGTGGCTTATACAAAGAAGCCCTGCCAGAACTTAAAAAAATGAGAGATGATATATCCGCAA